ATTTAATTTTGCAGTATCAATTAATTCCATGAAGTAATTAGTACTTTCAGTAATATCATGAGATTTAATATAATCATTTTTCTCAATTAAGTCTTTGATTGCAATAAGTGGTGCTGATAAACCATTATTTTCCATTACATATTGGAAGATAGGTTCATTCTCATCAAAGTCTTTTAGATTAATACAATAGTAATTATTATCTTCTTTATCTTCATTCATTTCCAAATTATCTTTAATACTTTCAGCTAAGATTAAATCAATTGGAACTGTAATTTTCTTTCTTCTTCCATCATTAATGTCAATGATTTCAAATGTTCTTAAAATCATGTTGTCCGTTTCTTCATCCGTATCAACATTATCCTTTTCAATATATAATTTAGTATTAGTATCTTTTAGAAGTACTAAGTTTCTATTTACATTAAAGTTATCATCAAAATTCTTACCCCAATCAATCTTACTAGCAACCGCTTGAAGTAAATGTTTAGATGATAATAGGCGTTGTGTTAATGGATTCGTAAGTAATAATACTGAAATTACACCAACATTCATCTCTTGGTTAATACGATATAATTCACCATAACATGTTTTACAAACACCATCAGTACAACCACAAGTAATAGGAGTTCTTAACCATATAGTTTGACCTATTAAATCTTCTCTATCTAAAGTAATAAGTTCTAACATTCCATTTTCATTCAAGAACCATCTATCTTTAAGGCGTTTTAAGAAGCCTTTATTTTCAATAGTAATCTCAATAGGATGCATTGTACCGCAATCATCTTCATCACTAACTGTTAAGTCCATGTTAAGAATACCTAATTTACGAGTTAAATAACCAGCATCCCTAACTTTAAAGTGACTGGTAATTAATGATTTACGTCCACCAATAGAGTTAATAATAAAGTCTCGAACATTAAGTCCTCTAACAAATGATGTATTAATTGGATAAGGAATAATATTTTCAAATAAGTCTGGCTTTGGTCCAATACATAAGATAACCTGCTTTAACTGATTTTCATTTATTCCTGCTCCTGCTAGTAGGTAGTCTCTAACATTATTATCTTCATCTTCTCTAATAATATCTAACATTTCATCCATACTAACATTAATATCTTTAATCATTTCATCAAAACCAATATTTGCATTCTCATCGATTTTATAATTTAGCAGTTCGTTGAATCTTGGATTTCTTTCAGCTAAATCACAGAATGTCTTTAAAGATACAGTACTACCGTATTTCACATTGATTTTACCTGAGAATAAAGCAAACTCATCAATGATACGACTGATATGTCTATGAATATCTCCTTTTTCAACAAAGTATTCAATAATATTGTCAAAATATGTGTTATATTCATTTACATTAGAAGCATCTACAAGGAACTCTGGATCAAATTCTTCTTGATAAGCATTGAATGGGATTGCTAAAATTAAATAAGTTAACAAGTTCCCTTTAGTAATTTCATAAATATCTTCATCTGAAAAGTTAACAGTAACTAAGTCGTTACGTCCTTCAATATTACTAAAGATTTCTTGCTTTAAGAAAGTCTTAATATCTTCGTACTCTTCAGATAAAATAACCTCATTGAAATTAATTTCTTGATTTAAATCTAACATAGTATATTCTCTCCTCTATCTACTGTTAAAATGGGTGCTGTTAAATTTTATTTAATTCCTCTTGCAAAATACTCTTGATTTGATTCATTGATATAAAGACTGTCAGCAACTACTTTTAATTCATCATTAACTAACTTACCATCTTTCTCAATCCATATACCATGTCTACGAGAAAGTTTATCTAAATCCACTAGGAACTTAGTAATATTTTTATCAATTTCCAAAATGATCACCTCAAATATATTATATACCGAAAATTGGAATTTTGCAAATTTATATTTGCTCTAATACATCTGATAAAAATTGACCGTCTTCTAATTTAACAAGTTTAGGGAAAGTTTCTCCTTCAATATCTCTTATAAAGTTTTCCCAATTAGAACCAATAAAGTTAATAAATCCTTCTTCATTACCTCTATTCTTATATCGTTCTAAGTATTCATCTTTACATTCAATTGAAGGATATACTAAAGTATAGTCTATGTTGTTATCTCTTAATGCTTCTCTAACTATATCATGTGATGATACTAGAATAATATCAGCAATACCCATATTAAATTGAATATGCTCCATGTAGTTGTTAGGGAAGTCTGGATGTCTTACTCCTTTTTCAATCCAAGAGAAATCACTACTGTCAGAATCTAAGACAATAATATCATTATTCTTGAATAAGAAACTCTTACCAATACCAGGAAAACCAGAAATAATTTTTGTTTGCTTCAAATTAATCAACCTCTCCAAATTATAATTATAAATTATATAAAACTTATTCTATAAAATAATATATATTTAAAATAATTTTCTATGTACCAGAGATTAAATAAATAATTACAAACAACACCCATATAGGTATTGTTTGTAATCATATTAAAAATTAAAATTGTAACAAGGATTAACGACCTTGTTGAGCTACAAGGTATTCACGCATTTTAGCTTTACCTTTAGAAGCATATTTTTGTTGGATAGCATGACGACATTGTTTACGAATTTTAGTAGCTTTCACATATTTCTTATACAATGGATCTCCAGCATCTTTAGCCGCTAATAATGTAGCTTGTGTTAATAGTTTTTTACGCATAGCGCTTTTGTCCATACGTACTACACTTCGTTCTTGAAGAATACGAGCAGTTTCAGTAATAACCTCGAAATCAGCACCAGTTCCTTCGTTAGTTTGAGTTAATGATTCAAAAAAGTTTGCCATCTTGAAAAGACCTACCTTTCATATATTTTAATTTTTTGTTCAAAATATCTTTCAATAATATATTATTTATTTGTTATAGTCTTTAAATATAAGAATTTAATTTTATAATTTCCTTATAGTATATAAAGATTATTAGATTTTTATAAAAACTTAATTTTTATGAATGACTATAACTATATAATATATTTGTTGTTTATAGGAGGTAGTTTAATTAATGCATAGTGAATTTCTAGCAACGTATAAGGAAAAGATGACTAGTACAATTCATCGATTCTTCCCAGAAGCAGATGAAGCATTTATTGAATCAGTTGTCAAGAAGGAAATGAAGTCTAGACTTAAGAACCCTAGAGTTGAATTCGAAGGTGAACAGACTTCAATGTTATCAGTTCTTCAATATCAATTAGATAATGAAGCAATTATTACTGGTTATGGTACATTATTTGTAAACCGACAAAAGCAAATTAGTACAATGGCTTTAATGTGTGATGAGTTTATCGTTAAACGTTCTGTCCATAAAGATAAAATGTTTAGTCATATGAATGATGAAGATAAAACTCAATATAATAACCAAAAGACTATTCAGATTAACTATAAGGTACTGAATAACTCATTCTATGGTGCATCAATCGAGTCAAATTCAATTTTCTATCATCCATATGTAGGTAAATCAATTACTTATACTGGTGAGGATATTATTACATTTGCAGTAATAACATTTGAACGTTTCTTATCAAATAACATTGATTTTAGAACATTCAATGACTTAATGGTATTTGTTGATAATATCTTAAGTGAAGACTATCAAACAGTTAATGATGTTGAATTCAGACAAGATGCTTCTGTAGATGAAGTATATGAATATCTTAAAGAAAAATATGTTGGTGAAGATAAAGAATTATTATACGTCTTTAAAGAACGTTTATTAGATCATTTAGACCAAGACGATTTAAATAAACTTTACTTCAAGAATAATTTATTTGAATTTATTGAAAGAACTAATGTAATTGATTTATATTCACATGTAATTGGTCATGATGATTTCTTAGACCCTAACCATGTACCTGAAAGAATCGTAGGGAATTTAAATGAGATTTGGACTTATATTAAAGAATGGGTATCATATAACTATTCAGACTTCTATCGTTTTGATCGTTGTGATAAAGGATTAAGAAAATCAGTACTAACAATTGATACTGACTCAAACTTCTTATATCTTAAACCATACTTTGATTTCTTTGCAAAACATTTCCCTGATCTGGTTAATATCGAGAGTGATGAATCAATAATCTCTACAATCAATACAGCAACATATCATATTACAAAATTAATCAATGATGCATTCTTTAAATTTGGTGAGTTGTATAATGTACCTGAAGATATTCGTCATCGTATTAATATGAAAAATGAGTTCTTAATTAAACGTATCATGATGACACGTAATAAAAAGAACTATGCAGGTATCGTATTAATGCAAGAGGGTAACTTAATGAACCCACCTGAACTAGACGTAAAAGGTCTAGCTATTCGTAAAGTATCAACAAACGCTCATATTCGTGAATCATTTACAGAATTACTTGAACATGATATACTAGGTTCTAAAGAAATTGATTTAGGTAATATTATTGGTAAGTTCAGAGCATTAGAATCTAAAGTTAGAGAATCATTATTATCAGGCTCTTCTGAGTTCTCACTTCCTGGCAAGGTTAACTCAATACATTCTTATGTAAACCCTTATCAAATGATGTCATTACGTGGTGCAATCACATGGAATTCATTATTCCCTGATAAAGAAATTGATTTACCTAACAAAGTTAACATGTTTAAACTTAATATTGATTCTTTAGAAATGCTTGAAGACATGGATGATCATTATTATGCTAAAATTGAAAAATTATTTGATAATAAAGACTTAGTTAAGAATGGTTTAAATGTTATTTCATTACCTAAGAATCAAGAGGAATTACCAGATTGGATTATCCCATATATTGATATTGATACAATGGTTGCGGATAACATTAAATCAGGTATTATCATGTTAGAATCATTAGGATTTAAGACATTAGATATTCTTAAACATCAACTACCAACAAATATTATCGAAATTTAATCATACTAGGGAGAACTATTTCCCTAGTATTGTTTTTGGAGGGTAAATTATGGAAAAAGCTTTTAATATGAATATGGATGCAAACGGAAAAGTAAAACCAGTAGATGTTGTACTAGATTGTGATGAAGTATTAGCGTTTATCACACCTCTATGGGTTAAACTAATACATGATCGTGAAGAAGTATTTGGACGTTACTTTAAGCTATTCAAAGAAGGATTTTCATTCGATAATCATTCTTTAAAAGTAGTAATGAGAGACCGATACTATTTAAATGAATGGTTAATTCGGGATGATATTGTATTAGATAATTATACAAGAGACATCCTAGTTAAAGAGTTAATGGATGTTTATGATAGACCAGACTTCTATGAGTATATTGCACCATCTAGATTTGGTTTAGGCTTTGCACAAATGGCTACACAAAGCTTTATTAATAAGATTTATATTATTACTAAATCTACTGCAAACAATCGTGAATCTAAAAATAGATTCTTAGAAACTTTATTCTCGAATACAATGGATAAGATTCAAATTATTCATTTAGAATTAAACCAGAAGAAATCCGACGTTGTTAAAACTTTAGGTGATAACATAAAAATCATTGCTGAAGATGAATTAGGTAATATTGAGGATTATATTGAAAACTGCCCGAATCTAGGGAAATGTGACCTATATATTCCATCATTCGGTTACAATCAACCTACGAAAGAATTAGTTCAAAAAGCTGAAGATAAAGGTATTAACTTAATGTATTATGACTTTAAATGATTGGGTGAGTTAAATGACAGAGTATAATATGGAAGATGAAATGCAACGATTTGGTTTTATTGTAGAAGGAAGAAAAGATGAAGTAAAATTAAGAAGTATTATAGGTGGAATATTCCCTATAGTTGTTTTAGGTGGAAATGGTTTTAGCAAACATATGCAAGAAGTTGTCGAAAGTGTAAAGAATATTGTCGATGTATTATTCATTGCTACCGATCCAGATGACTTTGGTAACATGGCGGCTGAGAAGATTAAAGCTCAATTTAATCTACCACAAATTGAATTAAACAAAGATAAATGTATGTTATACAATCATAGAGGTGTTCCAATTAAATGTGGATTAGAACATGCAGATGATATGTATCTACTAGGTTTATTAGAAAAAAATCTAGGTGAATATGGTTTCAAAATTTAAATAAATATAATAGTTATTATCTGACCGCACAGATAATAACTATTATATAATTTTGGAGAAACCTATTACACAAGAAGCTTAGCTTTAGAATGTTGACCCTACCAACATTGGATAAAAAAATACGTTAATAAAAGGAGAACCTAATAATATGTTAAATTTTTCTAACTTCGGAGATGTAAATTTTGTAGAACACGGAGGTCTATTCATTGCAATAGATGCTCATTTTGAAGAAGCAAGTGTGACAAGTTATAGAGTTGTTCAGATTGATAAATTAGAAGATGCTGAAGATAAATGGTTATTACAAGATTCAGAAATATTTGAAGATGATGTAACTGAGGAACACTTTGATACAATGAGAAAAGCAGGAATGATTTTAGTAGGTATTAGTAACATAGAATTAATGGCAGAGGTTATTAGATATTTTGGTCATACTACATTCTCTGATCCATCTATAAGAACTATTGAAGGTGAAGAAAATGTAATTAATGAACTGAAAGGTTATGGTATTGAACAATGAGGTGTTATATATGTCAAACAATGATTGAAACAACACATAGAGATTTTACAAAGGTAGATACTAGAGTTCAATTTCCTCTTTATTTCTGTAGTGATAAATGCTATCATGAATTTAGAGATAATGCTGAAAAAGATGATAGACATTTTAGACCTATTAGAATGTTTAAAGAAGATTATTATATGGGTGATATTAAAATTAATGACTATAAAGAACTTCATGAGATAATCAATATGATATTTGAAAATGAATTCAATCATAATTATTATCTAGATTTAGATGACATAGGCGAGAGATGTAACTTAGATATTTATACGGAAATACAAAAATATGAAATAGGTTCTGATGAGAAATTTGATTCATATAATTTTCCTAAAGATAGCGAAATGCAATTCTATATAACTACAATAGAAGATAAAAATGGTGATGAAATTAATATACATTGTTATTTATATAATATAAATCAAGATAAATTAGGTGTAGAGGAAGCTATGAATGTAGAAGAAGATTTTAAAGTTATATCAATTGCAATTGTATTTGGTGAAGATATATCGCAAGATAAATCATTTGTATTTAATGAAGATAGAATTAAAGAAATAGTTAGAGGTGTATATGGAAATGGACGTTTTTAAATAAAAATTGAAGAAATATTAATAAAAAAAAAATAATTATTGAATAAAGACTATACTTGCGTATGGTCTTTATTTTTTTTTATCCTTTTAAGATTATCTATGTTCCTCAAACATTATAATATTAATGTAACGAAAGGAAGATTCGAATGAAGATAGATGTTCTTAAAATGGAAAACTTCATAAAAGAGAATAAGTGTCAAGAAGTTACTAATCCTGTTTATTTTAATTTAGGTAATATTCCAACTGAAGATGGATTATTTTCTTATAAAATATTTGGGCAAATGGGTAGTAAAGAGCGTAATAAGACATTTGCTTACCTTAATCTCAAAAAGAGATTTATCCATCCAGTAATATATAAACTATTAACATCAATGGATCGTAAATTTATCTCTCTAATCAATGGTACAGAGTACTATAAAATTGTAAATGGTACTTTAACTAAAGATTCTGAAAATGGTAAAACAGGTCTTAAGTTCTTGTATGATAATTTTGAACAGATTAAATTTAAAGATACAGGAAGTAGTAAACGTAATGAGAAACTTGTATTACTAGATAAGCTTAAAAAGGATGAAATCTTTATTACTAAATTTATTATTATTCCTGCTTTCTTACGTGACTTCAATCCTAGTAAATCATCTAATGAAAAAATTGCGGCTGTAGATGTTGTTAATGATTTGTATGCTAAAATCATTCGTACAGTTCAATCCTTAGATGATAGTGATGGATTTGACTTTATGGGTTCTAATGCTGAAGCTACTATCCAAAGTACATTAAATGAAATATATGCAATGAATACTGGATATCTTGCAAAGAAAACAGGTATGTTTCATCAATCTTTATTGGGTAAAGCAGTAGACTATGCAACACGTAGTGTAATTTCAGCACCTCGTTTAAAAACAGAACGTTGGGATCAAAACCCTATTAGATTCGGTTATACTGGTATTCCATTAGCTCAATTATGTGTATTATTCTATCCATACTTTATCAAGTACATTACTGACTTCTTTGATGAACGTGTAGATGAAATATCTAAGGTTAAAGATAAAAAAGGTAATATAATTGAAATTAAGAATGTCAGAGAACAGTTCACTGATGAGAAGATTAAGAAACTCTTGGAGTTATACATTAAATCACCTGAAAGTCGTTTCAATTCTATCAAGGTAGAAGACGAAGCAGGTAATAAGCATTCAGTTGGTATCTTGAGAGAAGACTTAGGGCGTAAGTTTACTATTATCGATTTACTTTATATCGCTGCTTTTGATATCTGTAAAGACAAACACGTATACGTTACTCGTTATCCAATTGAACATTATCAAGGTATTTATCCAAGTAAGATTTCAATTCTATCAACACATGAAACTGTATTCCAGAAGATTAATGATAGATACTTAGAAAACTATCCAATTGTATATCCTGATTATCCTTCTAATGAGGAATTCTTTATTGATACAACAATTCCTAATAACAGTTACTTAGGAGCATTAGGTGGAGACTATGATGGTGATACAGTATCTCTTCGAGCAGTTTACAGTGTAGAAGCAAATCAGGAAGCTGAAAGATTAATTCTCGCTAAGACTAACCTATTCAATCAGGAAGGTAAAAGTTCTAGGGGATTAGGTAATGAAGCAGTACAAGCATTATATAGTTTAACAAGAGACTAAAAAAAAAATAAGAATAGAGAAGTATTTACTCTATTCTTATTTCCTTAATTATTTTCTATCAGATCTGTCCATAACAATCATTTGTTGAAGTTCTTTATATTTAACACTTGGTGAAGGATTAACACCCATTAATGGAGCAAGAATTTTAAGCTCATTAAGGTTAAGTTTATTCAAGAATGTCACATCAATTTCTTCTTTATGATTTTCTACAACAAACTCAACTAAGCTTCTTCTAACTCTTCTACCAGTATTCTTTCTAACATTCTTGATATTAAAATTATCGAAGTCAATGTCTTTATCATCTTCTTCATTTTCATCCTTTACTGCTTTAGGCGGTTCAACTTTAGTTTCATCTTTCTTTTTTTCAACAACGACTACTTTCGGTTCTTCTTCTTTTTTAGTTTCTTCTAAATGCTTTTGAAGTAATTCATTTTCTTCTTCAGCGCCTTCTACCTCTGTAAATTCAGATTCATCTACTTCTTTAATTTCTTCATCTTCATTATCTTGCTCTTCAAGTTCTTCTTCTTTTTCAATTGATTCTTCTTCTCTAGTGATTGAGTTTTCAATTGATTCTTCAATAGTTTCATCAGTTGTATTACTTCCTTTAGCGATGGCACGATCAATATATGTCTCAATAGCTTCATCAAGATACTCATTGATTTCAGAAATATTTTCTTCATTTACTTCCATACCATTATCTTTAAGGATATTCTCAACGATTTCTTTCATTGGAGTATCATCATTGATTACGAACTTGTTTGCATCTTGAAACTTCTTATAAGCAGTTTCCTTTAGAAATAGATTAATATGTAATTTCTTGATGTCAGGGTTGTTAGCTGAAATCTTATTAAGGATTTCTTCAGCAATATCTTTTACTGTCTTATCTTCAGATAATACAATTGTATCTTCACGTCCAGCTTCCAGATCAGCTTCAAGTAATTTAATATCTTCTTTAACACTCTTAATGAATGATGCTAATTCCTCTTTATTTGGTTTAGCAGAAATTAATTGTGCTACAGTACTGTGGTATTTATTTACTCTGAAAGATGGAACATCACTTTCAATGTTAAATACTTCTAGGAAAATTTCTTCATGAAGTTCAATTAATTCAAGAGTTAATTTTTCTTCAACAAAGTATCTTTTTCCAATCGGGAACTTAGATTCTAGGAATACTAATAAATCTTTATTTAATTCTAATTCAGATTTTAAAGCATATTCTTTACGGATACCACGATTAGATACCATGTCTTTTGTTGAGTTAGTTACCTTTTCAAATTTCGTTTTCACTTTGTTCATACCTTCTTCTAATTTCTTTTTGATTTTTTCCATTGTAAATCTCTCCTTAAAATATATTATAAATTATATTCTTCACTATTATAATATATACTTAAACTATATGGTTATTACGGTTTTATTTTTCTTCAGCTATTAAAGCATACTTCTCATTTCCTAAACGAACTTTAATGAGACTTAACGCCATCTTATATTGTACGTGGAATAAATTTCCTCTATGGGTTTTGTCTACTTTGTTCTCAAAATCATGTATCTCTGCTACATAGCATCCTCTTTTACATATGATGTTCCCGTTTATATCTTTGTAAGCTTGTAGCATTCCACCTAATTCAGAACCAATTGGACTGATTGAAATATAATCAGAATCACCTTCAATTAATGCATGATTATTGAAAATATATTCTCCATCCATTCTTACATAACCTCTAACTATAGTGTAATCATATAGTTCAACTGTGCCAGCAATACGTGCATTTCCATAAACTTGGCTTTCGTTATATAATCTAACAATATCGTATAACTTTGCAGATCCGTATACCTTTGAATCATCTCTGATAATTACGCCATTATATAATTCAGATGATTGAAATACTTTAGATCTATCTGTAACTTTAACATTGTCTGTTACAATTGCTTTACCAAATACCTCTGCTACTTTAGATACTGAAGCATCATCTCTGACACGAGCATTATCATATACTTTAGCATTATCATAAACCCAGCAGTTACCTTCATGACTTAGGTTCTTTTCGCTCTGAATGTAACCTCCTAAATCTCCTTTCCGAATACCACTGAAGTCCTTCAAAGATTCAATTCGAAATAATACCCTCCCATTAAAGACGATTGAATCATTTTCTAGCATTCTAAATTTTTTCATAATAGTCCACTCCCCAAGTTATATTTACTGAAGCATTTTCTTTATAAGTTTTATTACATAGTCATATTCAATTTCATTAAAAGTTTTTACAATCATTTCAAACTCTTTTAAGCTACCTAAAAAATTATCGCATTTAAGATATATTCTTTCGCTTCTAGTTTTGAAAGCGCTTATCCTAGCGTGTTTAGAGCCTACAGGATCGATACATACATAGTCACTGTCACTAGTTATATAGGCATCTTTAAATACTATAAAGTCCTTTCTAAGCTTAGTAGCACCGCCTATATATGCTGAATCCATTACTCTAACATTGTCAAACAATCTAGCATAATCAGCTATCCTAGAATTACCATAAATTTCTACCTCTCCTAATATGATACAAGAATCACATAGCGTAGCGTTACCATAAACTCTAGAGTCGCCACCTACATATGATTTATCTGTACATAAAGCACTATCAAAGACTTCTGCTCCTTTAAATACCATAGCATCTTTTTCGACTAATGCATCATCATAAACTCTAGAACCTGAATGAACCCAGCATTCACCGAAATGGGAAAGGTTACATTCCTTTTCAATGTAACCTCCGAGTTCATTCTTTTTAATATTTCCAAAGTTCTTTAAAGATTTAATCCTATATAAGTTTTTACCATTTATTACCATAGTATCGTCTTCTAATAGTTTATATTTTTTCATTTTACAACGCTCCTATTTCTCATCTCTGTCTCATCTAGTAACTGTTGATAGAAGAAATAGTAAGTTCTTGAAATACTTCTTATTTAGGTGCATATATTCTTTCTCAATCATTTCTAAAAAGTCGCCTAACACTAAGACTCTGTTAGCAAATCGACATAATACTTTACCCTCTTGTGTATGATAAACGACTAGTGCTGTGTTAAATGGTTTAACATTTCTTAGATAGAAGAAGTTATTTTCTTTAATCATTGCATCATCTGTAATTAAAACGGAATCGTAGATTTTACTATTTTCAACTATCGCATTCTTACCAATGATTACTTTACCTGACAACTCACAGTCAACAATTCTAGCGCTATCTAGAATATGACAGTTCTCCCATAAATAACAATTTCCACCGATAGAAACATTTCCCTCTACGATTGAATTTCCATCAATCTCAGCATAACCATGAACAGATACGTTACCTTTAACAATAGCATTGTCTTTAACTAAGCAGTTTCTTAATATGCAATTACCGTAAATTTTTGCATTTCCTGTAATTCTTGCTCCATCAAAAGCTTTTACACTATCATAAATCCAACTATTACCATCTTGGGATAAAGTACCTTCATACTCGATATATCCCCCTTTATCACCCACTTTCACGTCACCAAAAGCCTTCATTGCTTCTATTCTATAAAGTGTTTTACCTTCAAATACAATAATGTCAGAATTTGATAACTTGAATTTTTTAGTTGTTGTCATTTTTATTCTCTCCCTTTATAATTATAAACTCTTCCGTATTTTATACTTTTTCCCAGTCAAATTGCATGCTCTCTTTAACGAATTCTAATATAGTATTATATTTTATCTTCTCTGCTATATTATCTATTTCCTCTATTTTCTCTGAAGCGTTATTTATTAGTCCTGAATAGTATTTGAATTTTATATAAACATCTTTATTTTTAAGTCTATAAGCTATTATGTGTTCTTTAACTCCTAGTGACATATAGAACATATCGTTCTCATCTTTTATTACAGCATTACTTCTTACTTCAAAAGCATCTTTAATTATAGTTCTTCCTTTAACTATACATGTTGAACTTAGTATTGCTTTACCATATATTTTTGAACTACCATAAACTTTAGCTTTACCAGTTATTAAAGCATAATCATATATCTTAGCAAATCCACGGATCTCAGAAAAATCTCGTATTTGTGCATATCCTGATATCTTAGCATTTTCAGATACAACACAATCTTCTAATAGTTTTGCAGAACCATGTATTTGAGCTAAATCTTTTACAATCGCTTTACCTCCAATTTGTGCTTTACCGAATATCTTAGCTTTACCTGATATTTCAGCTTTATTATGTATAAGTGCGTTATGCATTACAATAGCTTTACCTTTAACTACTGCAAAGTTCTTAATCTTAGCATTCTCAATTACTTTAGCTCCTCCTAAGACCTTAGCATTATCATAAACCCAACATACACCTTTGTGACTTAAATTAGTTTCTTTCTCAATATATCCTCCTAAATCGCCTTTCTTAACATCTCCAAATTTCTTTAAAGCTTGTATTCTATAAAGTATTGATCCTTCAAATTCAATGAAATCATAAATTAGTAGTTCGAATTTTTTATTAATTGTAGTAGTAGAGTTAGTCATATTATTTCTTTCCTTTCTTAGTTATTAGACTGTGTACATAACACCCGATAAATATACCTAATAAAATTTTACCCATAATTAAAAACTCCTTTTTAAACAAATAAATTATATAATATAAATAAATGAAAACTAATAATTCCTAATACCCATAATTATAATATATATTTAAATTAATCCTTTATTACATTACCCTACAATTTTATGAAATGTTGCAGGAGCATAGAAAAAAAAGCCTACAAGGATGAAGGGTTTCCCCTCCATCCTCATAGACTTATTTATTTAAACAAACAAAAGGGGTGTAAGATTCCCCATATGTAGTGCAGATGTTGTTGCCATAAAAACGTTGTCTCCTAAAGCTTTTACTGTTACATTTGAGTAAATTGTGCGGTTAATTTCTTGTGTCATTGGTATTACTCCTCTCCGATTGTTATTGTGGTAGGCGAAAGTTTAAACTGTAACTGGACTTCCCCAAATGGTACTGTGAAAACCTCCCCCAATAAAATCGTGTAAAATAATTGTATCAACCAATTATTTTACAAGCTGATTTATCTTTATGGTTTCTTAACTGTGTAATGTTGATGTCAACGTTTTTGTAAGCATTTCTGTATATAGCTTCTAGTTGTACACCACATATGAGAACAGTTAAATATATGAGAATTTGAACAAAACTCTTCCTCTGTATCAAAACTCATATACTAACATTAATATAATATGTATTTATTTTATTTTTAAAAACAGGCGGTGATTATATTGGCAGATTCATTAGATTTGAAATTGGATCAGTTGTTTACTGAAGAGATGGAATTACTTGATAAGGAAATGGAAGATTTAGACGGATTATATAAAGATACTAGGGTACATTATGATAGATTACTAGCTAGTAAGTCTATGTCTACATTACAATTCGTTCAACAACAAGCAAGTAATATTATTAGTATGAAAAGTAATAAGATGTCATTAATTAAAGAAAAGGCTTCTTTAAAACGAAACTTAGCTGAATTAGCTATTAAAGAATTCAATACTAACTTTAAAGCTAGTGGTGGTGGAGAAGGTCAAGATACTCAAGCAATTCTTGCTGGTATTTATAGCATGATTTTAAATGAGAAGAAGGATGACCTCATTGCTAAAACTCAAGAAGATGTAAGAGGTACAGCTATGAATGAAACTATGGATTATGACAGTATTATGGAAGAGCGTTTAAAGGATATTGAAAAAGAAGAAAATCCCGAAGTAGAAGAAGATAATAAAGATGAAGTAAAAGAATCTACGGAACATAGATATGTTGTCGATATGGATAAGAATATTTATTGTGTGGATGAGAATTATGATTTAATAGAAGATGCACCGATTCCAAACTTTGTAATAGAGTTTGTTGAAGTTGATGGTGTAATAAAAGCATTTAACCAGTTCGAAGAAGAATTGGAGATAATTGAAGCTGAATAAAATAAAAAAAGGCAATAAGCATAGTATCATTCCCCAATAGATACTATGCTTATTGCACTCAATAAAAAGGGTGTTATTTCATGTCAATTTTATGTTTATTTATCTCTTTAATTTTAATTTTTAAGAATATAAATAAAAATATATTATATTTAGGATAAACTTATAATATAATTTATTTTTTGGAGGTTTTATTCTATGATCATCTCAGTACCTAAGAATTGTATCAGTAAGAAAACAGGAAATACAGCAGCATATTTTAGATTAGATAAGAGAATGCTTAAACAACTAGAACATACTACATTAACTGTAGGAACTAAAATGCTTTACTCCGATAAACGTAATAGAAGATTTACTGCTTATTCAGGAGGAATTGAATTACACGTTAGACAAGGTGACTTCTTTACTACTGACTTTAAAACGTATATTAGATTCTTTAAAGAAGATGAATTCCTTGAAAGATTTGAAATGAAAGGTAATTTCAATGAGTTCTTTATGTATGAGGATTATTTCATATCTGAAGATATTATTTGGAAAGCTTTAAAGGTTACTAAAGAAGTACTTGAATCTAAAAAGAATACATTTGAAATTATTAATAGCTGTATTATATCTTATTATGAAGATCATTTTACTATTAAGCATCGTGATAGAGTGGTTAAAGGTTATGAGAATAACTATATCGTAATTAATCATGAAAAAGATACGGTAGTTTTAGATGGTAATTTAGAAGTGTTTAAAATCAAGGAGGAACAAGCATGTTAAATGATCAAATGACTGAATTATTAGAAAAGCAAAGTAGATTATGTTTACCTAAGAAGAGAATCTATACTGTAATTAAAGTTACAGAAGAACTGCTAACAGAGAATAGAGATAATAAACCTAAATTCTATTCAGAAAAATTTAAACAATGGTTTACTCTAGAATTTACTACATTTAAAGTCAATATATTAGATGAAATTGGTTTACCTGCCTTTGAAGTCTATAAAAATAGTTATATTGTAATTGATTCTGAAGGTGATATTGAAATAATGAGTCATTATGCGTTTAACAAAACACTTATCGAATTAGATTTTGATACGGAAGTAGAATAATATGATCTACTTCCTTTATTTTATCAATTTCATAATAGATAAGATTATATATCTTGTATATGGTTTATGGATAAGTTTATTTGTATGTCAATTAAAAGGTCATGATTGGAGATTCATTGGCGGAGGTTGGATTTTCTGTTCAACTAAGTCATTTGAATGTAAGAGATGTTTTAAGAAGACAGATGATCCGAATTAAGGGAGAGTATATTAAATGAAAATTACTTATGCTAAATTTGTTAACTTCATTGGTATTTACGCAGGAATGGGATTAAAAGAATTAGAGATTAAAGATTTCAATATTAAGAATCATCTTACTATGTATTTAGGTGATAACGGTTCAGGTAAAACAACACTATTATCATTAATGACTCCATTCAGGGAAACATATGATGATCGTGATGAAATTGTTCTTGAAGGAGAACCAGGATATAAAGAAATAGATATCCAAGATGGTGAAGATAAATATAAAATTCGTCACTACTATGGTAAGAAGAATAAATCATTCATTGAAAAGAATGGTGAAGAACTCAATGAAAATGGTGGTATTAGAACATTCGAAGCTACTCTTAAAGAAGAGTTAGGTGTTGATAAAGAATACTTAAAGATTGGACGTATTGGTTCTAATGTTACCAACTTTATTGATTTAAAAACTGCTGATCGTAAGAAGTATATGAATAGATTCATTCCATCAATTGATGATTATTTAAAAGCATTTGAAGTAGCAAAATCTAAGTTCAATGAAATGAATAAAGAACTAAAGAGTCTTGCAACACGTTTAGAACGTTATAGTAGCATTGATGATTTAAGAAGCACTAAGAAGGCAATTGTAAAAGCTATTAAGAATTCAGATGAGATAGTAAAAGGTTATCAGGAAGAAATATCTGAATTAAAAGGTCAAATTACAGTATTAGCTAAAACAGTTGAAGATATCACTGATGAACCTACAAAATATTTAAAGTTAATTAAGAAAGATAACAAAGTAGATAGTGAAGAGTTAGTTAGAGTAGAAGATAGCATTGAAACATTCTATAATAAATTTGAGAACTTAAGAAATTATGATGATCAACGTATTATTGAAGTATCTGAAGAAACTAACACACAACTTACAGAATATACTGTATTATTGAATCGTGTTATAGAAGATATTGATGAAATTGAAAAAGAAATGATTAAAGTTAAAAATAAAGTATCTGAATATGAAATGAAAAGACGTTCATATGAAAATATTGATGTTGATTCTATTGAAAAAGAATTAGAACTTAATGAATTTGATTTAGATTATTATCGAAAAGAATTAAATACTGAACTACTTCAAGAGTGGGATGGTTATACTTTAGATAGACTAAGAAAGATTGATACAAACATCCAAAGACTTCAAACTACCGTAATGTCTATTAAAGCATCTACTACCGATGGATTTATTAATAAAATTAATATGTCATTAAACTATGCTAAGAAAATTAATGCGGATGAGAAAATCTATACAGAAAAGCAATCTAGAATTGGTTTTATTAAACATAAGATAATTCAAATTGATTCTAATAAAGATCTTCTAGAAATATTAGATAATCGTCCAAAGGATTGTGTAATTGATACATGTCCTTTCATTAGTCGTTCAATAGACTATAGAGACAATGAATATTCTCAGTTAGATAGCTTAGAAAGTGAATTAAAACAACTTGAAGCAGATGAATCTAAATTAGAAAAGACTCTTAATGAATTAGCTGGTTTCTATGAATTGCAACAATCTATATTGAATGCAGAACACCTATTGATTTCAATTGATGATAAAGTTAAAGGTGACTTAACAATGTTAGATATTATTAAAATGAGTTCATCTAATTTTGATAAGACATTTAATGTTGAACCAATTATCAATGAATTTAATAAAGTAAGAGATATTGAGGTTATTGAAAATAAGATTGAATCTGTTAAGAATAAATTAGAAGTTGCTAAAGAAAAAAGAGAAATGTATAACACTATGAGTCAAGAGTTAGAATCCCTAGAAGAAAGATATAATGATTTAAGTGCTAAGAGAAATGAATTAGCTAAGAATCGTGTTATATATGAAAGTAAAACTAAGAGTATGTCTAAAAAGATTTCTATCTTACAAACATTAAAACAAGATAGAGATTATGCAACATCTCTTAGAAATCATATCGATGCAAGAAATTCTCAAATTGATAAAATTGAGGATACAGTTGAAGTAATTGAGGAAATTGAATTAGAGATTGGAGAATTAAATCATAAACGTATCCAAGAAACTAATAATGTATTAAATGTATTTAAAGATAAACTAGAAAAAGCTGATAAAGATATTACTATTGTTGAAGATATTCTTGCACGACTAAAGGATATTGAAGTTAAATTTGATACCTATAAAACAATTAAAGAATCTCTTGATCCTAAATCTGGTATACCTTTATTCTTTATTGATAATTATCTTAAAGATATCGCTACTCGTGCAAATGAATTATTATCACTAGCATATGATAGTAAATTTAGAATTAAGTTTGAAATTACAGAAAGCGACTTCTTTATTCAAGTATATAAATCGGATGGTACATTCTTAAAAGATATCAGTAAAGCTTCACAAGGTGAAACATCATTAACAAATATTTCTCTATCCCTAGCTATGATGGAGAAAATGATTCAGAAATATAATATCGTTTATATTGATGAAGGGGATTCAACATTATCAGTTCAAAATAGACGTATATTCATTGATTTATTAGAAGTACAACGTAAACGTTTAAATATTGAGCAGATTCATTTAATTTCACATAATGAAGAGTTTGATTCACAACCTTTAGATTTAATTCTTCTGAATGGACATAGAGTAGTTCTTGATGATGAAGAATTCATGGAAGGTAAAAATGTTCTATTTAAAGTAGGTAACTAATAAACTGGTAAGGAATGATATTAATTTATCGTTCCTTACCTAATCTCTGGAGGACATCATGGTAAGAATAAAAGTATGTAAACATTGTTGGCAACCTAAGGAATTATATAATGACTATTATAAAGGTAAAACCAATATATGTAAAAAATGTTTTAGTGAACAAAGAAAGAAAAGATATAGAGAGGATTCTGAATTTAGAGAAAAGATTAGACAAAGAAATTTTAATAGAGATCCAGAATATGTAAGAGCGCATGCAAAGAAATATAGAACAGAGCAGAAAGAAAGATATCTTAAAACACAAAGAACTTATCGAGGAAATTTAGATAAGAGAATTAGAGAAGAATTAGGTGATACAATTGTACATGGAAGATTCACTGAAGAGGAAACTCAATTATTCTTAAAGACAATGTATTTACCGATGTATGACCAATGCATACTTCTTAAAAGAACTCTTGGTAGCATTTCATATAAGAGAAAGTATGTTAGAAAAAAGGAAAGAGAAAATATGAATATATTATAATATAGAATGACAAATTTGTTAACCATCATTACTATTTATTAACTTAGAAAATAAAAATTGTAATAACAAAAAGTTATATTCATACTAGGAGGAGAACTATGGGATATCAATTAATTAACACACTTTATTGGAATCGTGTCGAAGGAGAAAAAGGTGACAAACTAGTATTCGTACTAAAGGATGAGAAAGGTAATAAATCTTTCCAGATAGTTGAAAAACCAGTTGTTACTTATTACATGACTAAGCCAGAACACTGGGGAGATGATATTGGTGTTTATTTAGATGAACAACATACAATTAGCTATGTTCCAATGGATAAAGTAACTCCTGTCAAGGCTTATTATAAAGACTTATATCCTTCAATTTATAGAAACCTTAAAGATTCTAGATTAGAATCATTCTATAAAGAAACTTTAGCATCTGGTAATCAGATTAATAAAAAGCTTCGACAGATGCATTTAGATGATAGATTACATGGTTCGGATATCAATGTTCAAGATTATTATATAGCGCAATTCTTAAAGAAATATAATTATGAAGAAAACTTCAATGGTATCACTAAGACCTTCTTCGATATCGAGGTTGATATTGCAGACTTAGAAGGATTCCCTGATCCAGAGAAAGCTGAAGTACCAGTAAACGTAATTACACTTGTTGATGAACAAACGCTTACATCTTATTCATACTGTTTAAAATATGAACATGATGGTTACAATAAAGTAATGCGTGATAAAGAAGCATTTAAGAAACGTCTTAAACAGAAATATAAGAATATTGAAGAGAAATTAGGCAAACCACTTAATTTTGAAATTATTGAATTTGATGATGAGTTAGAATTAATTACAGCATTCTTTGATGCAATTAATAAAGATATTAAACCTGACTTCTGTTGTGCTTGGAATATCGCATTTGACTTTGTTTACCTATACAATCGTATCTTAAACATTGGCGGTAGTACTGAAAAAATTATGTGTGCCGATGAGTTAGTATATAAACAAGCTTATTATAAATTAGATACACGTAACCAAGATCCTGCAGACCGTTCTGATTCTTATTTCGTTTCTGGATATACAGTATATCTCGACTTAATGTGTCTATATGCCAACTTACGTAAAGCATCAGGTAAGAAAGAATCATATGCTTTAGACTTTATTGGTGAATTAGAAGTAGGTATGAAGAAAGATAAACTTGAATCTGACTTTAAGACTGTTCACTATGATGATTATGAATCATTCTTAACATATAACATTCAAGATACAATAATGTTAATGATGATTGAGATGAAGAATAATGATATTAACGTATATTATACTATCTCAATGATAACACAAACACGTATTGAGAAAGCATTGAAGAAGACTATCTGTTTAAGAAATTTTGCAGGCACATTCTACCAAAAATTAGGTTTAGTTATCAGTAATAACCGTTCTTCTCAATTCCCTAAACAGGATAAGATTAAAGGGGCATTCGTAGGGGATCCAAATAATATTGATAATATCGGTATGAAGATTGTTTATAATCCTTCTAATCGTATGTTAGAACTAGTAGTTGACCTTGACTTAGCTTCTCTATATCCAAATATTACAATCACATTTAATATTAGTCCAGAGACTTGTCTTGGTAAAATCACTGTTAGAGATGCAATGGGTAATGATATTACAGATCAATTTGTCGATGACTATACATCTGGTGATGTTATTAACTTCGGTATCAAATATCTCGGATTACCAACAGTTGAAGAAATGTATGAAATTATTAAAGAAGCATTAGAAGAAAGTGAAGTTGAAGCGGTATAATTATACTGCTTCTTCTTTTTAAGGAGGAGAAATGATTGGCAGTTGTTATTGATGATCCTAAAATAGTTAAAGATATTGTAACACTAATTCAGAAAGTGAATCAAGATTATAAAAACATTTATGATAGTAATGGGGAATATATTTGGTATGAGGGAACTGTAATGTCATCAAGTAAGAAACAGTTTCCACAATATGTAACATCTGAGGTGAATTATACTAATCCTCATATAAAGAAAGGTATACCAGATTTCTTTAGTGAGAATACATTTACGATTCAAGCACAAGAGTTCTTCCAATTTCATAAAGACCATAATACTACTTTATTAAAACTAACTATTGATGACGATAATTGTTTTATATTAGAAGCTTCTAGAAAGAAAGAAGAACACATTATTGATGAATTAAGATTCCCATTTAATCCAGCAGTTATTGATACTATTAATGATTTTACTGAAAAAGCAGAGGAATTAATGGGTGATGAAATTGCTAGTTTTGAATTTGATGATGAAATCATAAATAAGATACTTGATTATAATAACGATCCGTTTAACTTTATACTAGATTTCGATACTAATGAGATAAGTATGTTTAAATACGAATCTGATATTGAATCAGAAAATTATCTGAATCTGATAAATAATAAGAAATTCATTTCAGGTATTAAGAATGGTTCTGTTGTAGCAACTGAAGGTTTAATTAGTATAAATGAATTCAATGGAAATGAAAACCTATTCTTCGTTACTCTTACTTTTAATCATAAGGTATTTAAAACGGAGCAAATATTTGTTATAACTGACTTTTAAAGGATAAAAGGTTACTTAATTGTAGCCTTTTATTTTTTTTTTATTCATTTATTTAAAAATTATTTTTGAAACATAACAATAATGACAATATTGTAATTTTCATGAAAGGAGTTATATAAAATGGCTAAAGGTGAAAATATAATAACTAGAACAGCTAAATCAATAATGAGTCTAGATAAAAAGGTTAACAAAGAACTTTACGGTACGGATGAAGTAAACGTAAATAATAAAGAATTAGATGAAATTGAATCCGTTATAAGTGACATAAATACAGACCATAAGAAACATACAGGTAAAAACCGTATGGAATTCTTAGCTCAAGTAGCTTATAATAAGAATAGTAATAAAAATACTGGAGAGAAATTTGATAGTAAAAAGCAAGTAGAATCCATTGAAGAGATGCTAGGAAAAGGCTCATTAAGTCAATTCTTAGAACTTGAAAAAGATAGAATGGTTCGATATGGTGATTACTACATTATAGATGCTTACATACCAGAGGTTTCTAAATGTTTAGATGTCTATAGAGATTCAATTCTATCACCAGATGATTTTACTAAAGAAGCATTAAACTTTCTTTATGATAGTAAAACACAAAATGATAAAGCTAAATCTGTTGTAGAAAGTAATCTTGACAAGTTAAATGTTAAGTATAAAGTTTCTGAAAAAGCTAAAGATACTGTTAGAACTAGTTTACTTCTTGGTGATTATTTTGTAGCAGTATTTAAGATACAAGATGAATTAAATAAGATGATTATCAGTGAAGGAAATAAAGATGACCTATTCCTTGAAAGCGGTGAAGAAGAATTCATTCTTACTGAATCTCACATTGACATTGATGAAGATTTAGAAAAATTTGTTGCATTAATGGAAGGTAAGGATAATCAAGATAAAGCTGATAAACTTAAAAAAGAAACTAAATCTTCTGTAGTTAAAGCAATTAATGATAATATTAAATTCTTCAAAGATCCTTCAGATTTATTATCAGATGCTAAAAAGTCTGCTAAGAAAACTAAAGGTGAAATTAAGATGACAGGTTCTATTGTTAAGAATCTTAATCCTAAGAATGTTATTAAATTAGAACTCGATGGAGTTAACTTTGGTTATATTTACATTGAAGAGAATAATATGCAGAACGCTAACAGAGATGTAGCTAGTCTTGTTAATAGTAAAGATTACTTTAATTCAAGCTACAACACTAATGGAAATAGCAAAGGATTCAGTAATAAATATGAACTAATCTCTAATATGTTTATCAAAGGTATTTCTAAGAAGATTGATAAGAAATTCATTGAAGATAATAAAGAGTTTAAAGACTATATTTATACACTTGTAAAGAATGATTACATCATGGAGAAAGGTATTTCAATTACTTACCTTGAACCAAATACAGTTCATCACTTAAAGATTGATAGTGCTGATACTTATGGTGTATCTAAGCTTTCAAAATCCTTATTCTTTGCAAAGATTTACCTTGCAGTATTAATTACTACTATTATGCAAAAAATCTCACGAGGAAGAGATAAACGTGCGGTATATGTAGAAACTGGTTTAGATGCAGATATCGAAGGAGCAATCCAACAGGTTGTTAAAGATATTAAATCTAAAGAAATTACTGCTGATAGTTTAGGTAATCTTTCTACTGTACTTCAAAAGATGGGTAATTTTGAGGATTACTTTATTCCAATGATTAATGGTGAAAAACCATTAGACATTGATACAGTGCCAGGGATGGATGTAGAAGTTGATAATGACTTTATGCAAAACTTATTAAAGTCTATTGTTAGTGGTACAAATACTCCTTTCAACTATATTGATGTTTCTGCGGATGTAGACTTTGCTAGATCATTAGCAATGCAAAATAATACATTTGTGCGTTCAGTAATAAGTCATCAGAAAGAAGTAAGTGATTTCTATACAAGTTTATTCAAAGCTTTATATGAGAATGAATATCCTGATGAAACAGTAGATAGTACAACTACTTCTAATGATAAGAAAGAAGCTAAAACAATTAGTGTAGATACTGATAAAATTAAAGTAGTATTACAAGCACCTGTATATCTTAACATTTCTACATTAAACGATCAAATCAGTAATGCTTCTACTACAGTTGATTATGTAGTAAGTAACTACTATTCAGATAGTGATGATGAGGCTAAAAAGAATGAATTTAAACGTCAGGTAACAAGGGATTTATTACCACATATGAATTGGGATAAATACGATGCTATATATGACACTGTTACTAAAAATGAAAATCGTGAAGCTATTCAGAAACAATTGACTCCTAATGCTGAAGGAGAAGATAGTTCAGATGGTGAAATGAGCTTCTAAATACTTTAAGAACCATAATCTCTAATTAAAGAGATTATGGTTTTTTATATTAAATGTCACCTAGACCAGAACCAGTGATACCACCAGTTAATTCAAAGTCTTGTAAAGCATTACCTGCAACATCAGAATTCTCAGGATCAAACATACCTTCAGTAACGAATGAGTATGTGTTTCTAAGCATCTTTTGTGCAAAGCTATCAATACGTGGAGAAAGGTGAAGATTACCTTTAAACGTAATATCAAGTTCTACTAAGTTTCTGTCACCTTGAGAATAGTTAAGGTGTCCTAATGGAACTTTAGTTGGTAAAACGTTTGTGTAATAAGCGGCAAACTCAATATTCTTTTTATCCACGTTGTTAACGTCAGGACGCATTACAATATATAAAAGTTCACCAGTATGGTTTTTAGCGGCATATTCTAAGCCGTATTGACGAGCGTAAGTAGCAATACCCGTTTCTGGATCAGAAATACCAGTTCCCCATAATTGGTACATATTCTTGATAGGGCTACCAGAATATTCTTGGTGTTTTAACGTAAAGTCAGTATTATTTTTAGTCATACCTGTAGCTACGTTATATTCATTATTGTTGAAACCGTATTGGTAACTTTGAGTTTGTAATTCAAAGTCTCCTAAACCATCAAAACCTTTAAAGTTCTTCTGAGTCATTGCTTTAAAGCCAGGGTATTCAGTTTCTAACCATTTTGGAATTTTAGTCCAGATAATGAAAGCATAACCTGTAACTAATGGGTCAAAGTTTAATTGTTGTAAGTTTAAACCACCTGTAAAGAATGATTTATTCTTAGCAATCGTATTATCATAAACACGAATATCCGCACTAGGTTTAATCATTTTACAACCGTCCTTTCATTTATATAAAATTATATAGTGTGACTAAAAATAGCCACACTATATCTATTACTTAACTACATCTAAACTAATTAAGATACGTTCGATAACGTTGTTGAACTTAATTTTGATTTTAACACGTAAAATCTTTTGAAGTTTATCATAATCAGAAGCTTCTACAGTAGCAGAAATTTCTTCACAGCTACGGTTAGTAATATACTTACTTAAGTAGTTATTTACTTCATAGCTTAGAGCATTGATTGTTTCGATATCTTCAAACTCGAATTGATAATCTTCTACTAAGATCTCAACATTACGTTTAATATCTAATAAAGTTAGAACGTTATTGATATTAGCAAGTGGAGTATTCTTTTCACTACATGTTAACTGAGAACCAATCTTAGTACGACGTGTATCGCTCTCAACATAGTTGATTTTATTACGGTACATTTCTTCCTTATGGTTTTCATTAGGAATGTAGGAAATAGCTTTGTAACCATCAATGATACCACGACGTGGTCCAGCAATAGGATATTGTAAACCGTATTGTTTTGCAATAGACGGAATCTTATTAGCTAAGTAATAAGAGATTGTTACTTTAATATCTCTACCTGTATGTTCATCATAGTTAACAAAGTCTTGAGAGAATAGACCTGCTAATTCTGTAGCTGGAGAGAACTGAGTTTTCTTCCAAGTAATTGCTTGTTCAGGAGTAGCATGGAAACCAGTATCCATCCAAGCGAATATATCACGACGAATGTCACGAGCTAATTGGATCATAGCATTCTTAACTTCTACAGGATAGTTAGCATCTAAAACGTGTTGGAATGGTAACACACGTTTATTAGTGATGTCTGGATCGATTAAACCTTTGTATCCTTTAATTAAAAGATCTTTAATTGCTTTATCACGTACAGAATTGTTAACATCGATTTCTAAATCTCCGTCACTACCGTTAGCGAACTTAATAGGATTATTGAAGTTCTGTAAAGCATTAGTAAAGATAATTGAGTTAAGAGCTACTAATTTATTAGTAGTTAAATCAATATTTAACTTAGCAGTTTTAATAAGAGCAATCTTTCCTTCAGGAGTAGCTAAAGAAGCTGTAACATTAATGCTTTCAGTATTCTTTAAGCTTAATACAGAAGGAGCAGCACTGTTTAGTACTTTATTCTTGATTGTTTCATTCTTGCTTAAGTTGATGTAAGCAATACTTTCAAGAATAACTTGATATAACTTGTCGATGATCAATTCTAATTTGTTATAGATAGTAGCTTTTGTAGAAGCTTCATCAATAACGTTTACATAGCCATCAGCTAATGTTTGAATTAAATCAACTACTTCATTATATAATGTAGCAGAAGCTGAAATTAATGTTTGAATAGATTCTGGAATAGTAGTACCGTAAACAGAGTTTACTAGATTAGTAGACACATAATCATATTCATCACCGATAAGAGTAGTCAAGTATTTCATACCCTCAATTTCAGAACCAACAATACGTCCAAGTTTATAATCAAGAATTTGCTCAGATAATTTGTTGATGTTACCTTTATGAGCAATACCGCTAATAACGATAATTTCTTTCTTATTTGCTTCACGAGTAATGTCGTTTAAGTTCTGTTCAGCTACAACTAATTGGTTACTAGATAAATCACTAGTAGCAGTACGACAGTAGTCTGCAACTAAATGCAATTCTTTTACTAAATCAGTAACTAAACTTTCAGTAGTATTAATCAAGTTATTAAGCTTGAAGAAGTTTGCATCAGTTTTGTCAGCTAAGAAACTAGTGTAAGAACCTTCAACTAATGTCCAGTTAGTATTGATCTTTTCAATCTTTTTATAAACTGAACATGCTGGATCGTCAATTTTATCACTGTTAGCTGTTTTGCTGTTGATAATAGAGTTTAAGATAGATACGAATGTATCATTTGTGATAGCTTTCAATGAAGTTTTCATTGTATCTACTGTTTGTTTACCAGTTTCAAATTGCTTATCACGTACTTTATTATCAATGATAACGATTGAGTTTTCAATCTCATCATCAGAAGCAGGAATATTTTGAATATTCTCACCATTAGTTGTAAGTGGTTTACCAGTACGATCATAACGGTGTAATGAGAAGTGAATGTCCTCATAGTTACTTGTGATTTTAGAGAAGAAAGCTTCTGGTTTATCATTGATTAAACGAGATTTACCAGTTAAGACATCAATCTTTCCTGGTGCTACCTCTTTATTGATTAAAGAAGTAATATAATCGAAAGATTCTTCATTGAATTTACATTTTAGGTGTTTAGAATATTTATTGATTACGTCCTCAATAAACATACTTTCATTTGAACTAGATAGAGTATCTGGATCGAATGACACATAGAATGGACCTTCAATAAGGTTTGCAGTGTTGTACTCATCAAATCGAATTACTTCGAAGTTATAAATACGAGAATCATAAGTATCTTCAAAAGAAGTATTTAATGAAATTCTGAAACCTAAGTTATTGTAAGAAGAACCACGACCAGTTGGATATACAACGAATAAGAAGTTATTCTTGTACTCATCCACTGTTAACTCATCACGTTCTTTAAGTAATTCATATTCAAGTAATTTGTCAGAAACGTTATTTACTTCAGCATAAGTAACAATAGGACGCATAAATACGTCATTTACTTCTACTAATTTACCATTAACGTCTTGAACTTTTTTCTTACTAGATTTTGTTTGAATGTTTAAGAAAGCATGAGCAAATCCTGCATTATCAGGAAGTACACGTAAAATATCAGCTTCTCCACCTGCAGATAACCAGTTAAGAACGTTATAACCAGCTTGACCATATTTTTTCAAGTTTGGATTACCGTACTTAAAGATAAATTCCTCTGGAGAAGTGACTGTATTAGTTTTACCATCTTCACCTTTTTCTGATACGATAGCTGTAAATAATCTTACATTACCACTAGCGTTCTGATAGGAAATTTCTTCACTATTAATAACAGATGTAACAGTAGGATGAAGATAAGTTAAACCTGTATCATTAAATGAACTCTGAGCCATCTTTATCTCTCCTTTTCTTTTTAGTTAATGAAAACTTCTTAATTAAATGTTTCCAAAGCATATCAATATTTTATTGTTTTCTCAATTGGCGAATCAACTTCTTTTTCACCGTTACGGTTTTTCTTAATAGAAGATATAAGTGATTGGTTCATATCTTCAAACGTTATTGCAGTGAAAGTTGAGCTTAATGGAGGTAAACGCTTTAGATTAATGTTCTCATAATCATATTGAGTAATACCTGCTTTATCCTTACCAATCTCTTTACGGAAAGGTTGTGTTAAATCTTTCTTATCACGACACAATTCAGCAATGATAATTTCAAAGATGATTGCAGGGTTATTAAGATTAACTTGGTTAAGTGTAATACTTTCAATATAAAGTTTAATAATATCTTCATAAGGGATGATGCTCGGTAAATTACCATTATGTAGAAGATAAATAAAGTCTTTACTATTTTCTGCTGTTTGCTCTGAAGATGTGTTATAAATAAAGATATTACCTTTTTCTAAGCAGAATACATGATAATCATCTTCTTTTAATTCTGGTTTAATCTTCTTCTTATTAGCAGTCTTAACATCAACATAATCAAATTCAATCTTCATAGGAACTTTTAATGAGTGAATACTACCTTCTTTACCTTTATCTTTCTCATCTTGAGTATATACAATAAATGAAAAGATACCCATTGTATTAATTTTATCACCATTGTAAGAAGCAATACCTTTTTTAAAATAGTCTTTTGGAACGTAAATCTCCATATAATCACCTTCAAAGATAATTCGACTATCTTCACGTCTTAGGAATTTATATTTCATATTTATTCTCCTCTCTAATTTTAATAGAATGTTATGGTAAATGGATATTCTAAAGAGAATAATCCATTTACCATTTTTATAAGGTTATTTGCCTAACTTTTTATCACAGATAGATGTTAAGGCGTTTACAAACGTTTCTTGTTCTTCAGTATCAATATCATAACCCATATATTTAACGTTCTTTAATAGACCGCTTACATATACAGCAAATTTAGTTAAATCAGTTTTAGCAATAAAATCATAAATCAAGTAAGTTAAATAAGTAGCATGTTGTTTGTATTCTTCTGGTAAGAATGCTTTTAAAGTATTTTCTACATCTACTTTAGGGTAAGAATATTTTTTATCTGAATATAATTTAATATAAACACCACGTTCAAGAATATCTAAACTCTTTTTAAGTGTTTTCTTACCGACATTATGTTTACCTAAACGATCTAATGTAAGAGTATCTTCTACTAATGCTTTTTGTTTTAATAGAGTATCCTTGATATCTTGACCTAGTTCTTCATTAGATAATAATTCTTCAATACGTCCTAAAGTATGAGCTACTTTTAAACCGTTTTTAATTTCTTTAGCTTTTTCATCATTTTTGATTTTATCTTCAATATCAGATAATTCTTTTTGACTTTCTTTAAAGCTGTCTGAAAGTTCTTTAGCTCCTTCTTCTTGACTGATTACTTCATCACTTAATTCTTCTACGATGTTATTTGATACCTTTTTAAATTCATCCAATGAAATTCCTAGTTGTGTGTTTAACATAATAATTCCTCCAATAAGTTTTATTTAGTAGTGTTTGTTTTAAAAATTTTAATTAATCTTGATTTAACTTTCATCTGCAATGAATCATTTGCTTTGATATATGGTTTAAGAGTTTCAAATAGATTTGATTCAAAACCTACATCAGAGAAACGTTCTTCCATTAATACGTTTCTAATATAGAAATTAGTAAGCATTTCTGGATCATTTTTAGTCATTAAA